CGGAGCACTATCTAGCAGCTGCTGTGTGGTAGTTCTAAAGAAGTTAAAGTAGTTGTCTGCTTCGCTGAAGATAACAGATGTATCAGTAACAAACCCTAAACGGTTCTTAAAGAAGAAGACGTCGTTGATAGTCTTACCTGTGAATGTAGGAAACGGGTTAGTAAAGTCGTCACCCGCTTGTCTTGCTGTATAACCGTAACCTGCTGAATTGTATTGTCTACCCGTAACCCAAGCAGGAGCGTCTGTGTAATCCGTAGTAACCACCCAGTACTCCTCCCAATCAGCTCCCGTGCCCGGTTCATTATCACTGCTGGATTCGTGGTCTTCCGCTATTGTATATAAAACACCGTTATTCTTAACAGTATTCCTTAATTCATCAGGTGCTTGTAGAAAAAACTTACTTATCTTACCAAGGGCGTTAAACTCTGGTACTAATGTTACAGGCATCGTTTCGTTTTTAACGACAGTATCTATTCCTTCAGGAGGTTTAGCAGATCGGACATCAGACGTCCATCCTACTGTTTCGACCCAACTCCCTTCTCCGTAGTCCTCTCTGTCTTTTGTTTGAAAACGAACGTAGTAGTCATCCTGTGCTATATCAGTATCTCCACGCACTCTTACACGGAAGTCATTAAAACAATGTTTTGGTAAGTCTGTGATGCTATCTACTTCTTTATAGGCAACACCTAGACCTTGGTTAGCTAATCCGTCTTCCGTGCGTAGGCTAAAGTCTTTATCACTTGTGATTTTAATAACAGCACCTTGACGCTCCACTTCTATCGAGTTGCCCGTAAAAGCACTACTTGTAATAGAAGGCATTGCAGTTACAGGTGCGGAAAGGGTCGAGTCTGTATAATCTCGCTTACTAGAATTCGTAAGTGTATAACGAGTATAGTTACTCTCATATACAGCGTGCTGCCTTATTATAAGCTTCAAAGTAGCAGGAGTTGCGGTAGCTAAAGCACTGTCGTACCCTGTTCCGTTTTGTGTTAACTCACTTGATTGTACCACACCATTCTTAAATATGCACGTACCTTTAGCACCAAAACCTGTTTGAACAGCGGATGGGTTTGTGTGGTCGATGTCGTATTGTTCTATAAAAAACTCGTAACTTATAGTTGTTCTATCTTGCAAGGCAAAACCTGTTTTGTGCCTACCAGAATCTGGAAAACCAGCACCACCACCAATCACCGAAGTTGATACAGATTCATCTGAGGGTACATAAGCCGTTAAACATCCTTCTAAATCTTCTGCTATAACTTCTGTGTCTGCGTGTGCTCCTTTTTCTCCTTGGTCAGCTGGCCCGCTTTCGTAGGTATGTCCAGCTTCTTGATGATAACTAGCTAAAGAACCATCTACAGGAACTAGCTTACCATCTAAATATATATCATACTTTTTCTCGTAGTCACCTAACTTAACAAACACTAATCCTTCGTACTTACCGTCGTCGTTGCGTATATCTCTACTCTTTAAATTGGCGTTAGTATTAACTGTTACCGTTCTCTTCTTATTAACAAGAAACGTATAGTCAGCTACAGTCAAAGCTCTCAGATCGTTCAACGGATCAGTAACGGACGTACCAAGACTGAGATAGCTGTTAGCAATAGAAGTAACGGTGACGGGTATAGATGTACCTAACGACACGTCGTAAGCACTGACACCACCTAACGATACGACTATAGCGTACTGGTTCGTTTGGTCTCGTTTAACAAAGTGTGTGAATAGATTACTACTTGTACTAGTGCTGTCTAAATTCTTTACGTAGTTGGTATTAGGACGCTTCTTCAGTCCCTCAACAACAGTAGCCCAAGCATTGATCTGTTCGTCGCACTGACCGGGATAACGCAGATTGTCAGGCTGCTGCGATACACCTTGGGCTAAGTTAGGTACGCTATTTACTAACAGAGGCATTATCTGTCAAGCACACGCATTACGCTGTAGTTATCAAAGATAGTACGGTCTGCATTCTCGGAGTCACTATCAATAGCCCGTGCTTTTGCTTCCACTTCGTCCCGTAGTGCAAATCCTTCGATCTCACGACTACCAAGAAAACGATTACTGAATATACGTGCAGCTTTAATAGTGATGTAGTTTCTAAATTGTTCAGGTATCTCTGTAAAGTCTAACTGAAAAGTAACAGAGGCTTTTACCTCTTTTGTCCAGACGTCTGTGTGGTTCTTCCTGTCGTATAAAGTATTACCACGTTGTACAGGATCGACGTCTGTATATATCTGTGGGTCTAAGTCTATGGTTAACACGTTGCTAGGTAAAGTAATCTTACTATTGGTAGCGTCGGGAGTGAATGGATATTCGTGCTCCGTGTTAAAGTGCCAACCTTCTGATTGTATAGCTCTACTCGTTTCGTCTAACACATTCTCTGCTTGTACCACGGTGATCGGGACAGCGGTGCCTCCTAACGTGTTAACGGGTGCTTCGCCAATAACGGCAATCATTGTGTTTACCGCTTCGAGTTTAGTTGTAAGAGCCATTGTAATAAAGGTTTCGGTAGAAGGGAGCGGAACGAATCACAGACCTCCCAACACCGAGAGAGTGGTTACTTCTGAAGTTCGATAGCACACTCAGGACGGAGAACTCCGTGTCCCATAGCATACTTCGCAACGAAAAGCGTACCTTGACGTTCGATTTGGTACTCAGATTCAGTAGCCAAGTCGAGCAGTTTTACTGTTCCAACAGCAGCGGAATGAGAAACAAGACCAATCGTACTGCTGAAGTCTCCGTTGTATCCGTTACCTGCTCCAAACACATCATTGTCAGCAGCACCGTCACCAGTAGCAACGCCTGTTAAATCAGAGTTCGGGATGTGGTTGGATTTGAAGATGCTGATACCAGCGATTTGTGGAATGGTTCCTGAAGCAATCGAACCTACGCCTCCGATGTCTTTATTGACAGCAGATACAAGGTTGAAGCTATTGGAAGCGTCGGCACCAGTTACTAACTTGTAGTACTCTTGAGGACGAAGAACGCAGAAACGACCGTCACTTGGGACATCGTTTTCGTCGAGCTTCTGAGCAGCAGTAAACAGAGCAGCTACTAGTTCAGCACCAGTAGGATCAGTTTCGTCACTGTCGTCAAGTGAGTCAGCACCTGTACCCATTGCGTTAGCAGAAACGTCAAGAACGCCTCCAGTCTTACCGCCAGTGATGACAGCGGAAGAACGAGCAGCAGCGATGAATACTTTAGCGAGAGCAGTATCGAAACGTACAGCAAGAGCCTTACCCAACTCGTTAGCATATACTGAACGAATGTCGTAGTGGTTCTTTACGTCGTCGATGTTAGCCAAGAAAGTAGAAGCAACAAGCATCTTATCGATGTTGATTACTCGCTCAGACTTTCTGATGTCACTGAGGTACTTATCAGGTGTTCCACCTTGCTCTGCGATGTTTTCACCGGGCGTGTGGTAGTTAGCGGAAGCAATACCTGTTACAGGGAATTGTGCAGATTTTCCGCTTTCGATTGTTCTGATTGTGTGTAGAGGCTTGAAGATGTTGCTTTCTTCGAAGGTTTGCAAAATCTCTCCGCTGAACTTTTTAAGGAACAACGCATTGTCTTGAGCAAAACTTCCGTCAGAAGTAGCATCATTGAAACCTACACGACTTGGAGCTGTTTGTCCGTTAGCCATAATATATGATCTCCTATTTTATAAGTTATTATTATTGTTTGTTATGATGACTTTCACTTCGTTCGTTCGCACAGGATTGTCCTCCGCAGAGGGTCGAGGGACTAGTAGTCGTTAGTTGTCTAATTAAATATGTTACCAATTACTATAAGACCAACAAATGCACCAATTGTCAACACTAGGACTTTCTGACGCTGTGGTAGATCGTTATAGATTCTAATTAGTCGTTCTATTTGATATTTCATCTTTTGCTTTCTTGTGTACGTATCTCGTATATATGATTGGTATGACATTCCACAAGACTACACCTATCAGGCACAGCTTTAGCAAGCCATAAAATTCAGTAAGCATACTGTCAAAAAACCCGTTATCCATTGACGCATCTAGTTGATTACTAACGAGTTGCTTCACATCTCCTTCACTTAACGCTTTGACTTGCTCCGTTAAATGTTTGTTTTCTTCCATGTATTTGGCTGTTTCTCCCACACCCCAACCAAGTGCTGCACCTCCCGCAGCTGGCCCCGGCCCTCCTAAACTACCTACCGCTGCTCCACCCGTAGCTCCGAGAGCCGGATAAAATGATGCCTTGGAACAACCTGTAAAACTCCCTGAAACCGATAAAAGGAAGAAAACCAAAACAAGTCGTCCAAGGCATCTGTTCACCTAATTACTTATGAATGAAAGTTATATATTACTCACAGCCAGCCGTCTGTCAATCTCTTGATGATACGCTTTGTCACCACTACGATAACGTGGGTCTGACTGTGCACGTGCTAATTCTTGCATACTCTTGAACGGCATGGTTGATGAACCACTAACCGCTCCTTGTACTAAAGTTTTTGGACGACTACCTGTAGCGTTCTGATAACGTGCGTGTAGTCCTTGTACTGCTAACTTGGCTTGTTGTACTGACCCGGACGTGACAGCTTCGTCAAACGCATCGATCTCTTCGGATGGTAAGTGTTCGTTAGCCCATTCAGCCATTGCATCGTAGTCACCACCTGCCACTCCTTTGATCTGGGTTTCTTCTGATTGTAACAACGCTTGTTGACCAGCTGCGTAACTATCGACGAGATCACGTGGTAGTCCTACTTGTTCAAGCTTCTGATAAGTTTCGTCAGACAGTTGACCGTCATTTGCAAAGAACTCCTGACTAGCTTCCACAACAGCTTCATTATAATTACCAGCTTCTGGTTTGTCGTTATCATTCTCGGTCTCTTCTTGTTGTGGTTGTTCTTCTGTTTGTTCTTCTTCAGAGACGGGTTGTCCAAGTTTCTTCTCAAGCTCACTATAAGCGTTCGCCATATCTTCCGCTGATTTGAACTTCTCAGGTAACCATTCAGGACGTTCTGATTGTTGTTCTTCAGGAGTCTCAACCGTTTCGTCAGCTTGTTGCTTCTCTTCGGGTTCGATCTCACTGGATACTTTCTCGTTAATCTCTACTCGGTGTAGTTCTGCCATTTGTTATTCCTCGGTAGGTTGTTCTTGTTGACTTGCCATGTACTGCTCCTGTGCAGCATTGATAGCGGGTGCTACGGCAGGGCTTCCCAACTTCATCATCATCTCTTGTTGTTGTTGCATCTGCATAGCTTGTTGAATTTCTTCTTCTGTCTTGATCAGTCCCTCAGTTTCTATACCAAGAGCAGTAGCACGACGTTTAAAGTAATCAGATACGTTAAGATATTGATTGACTGCTTGTGGGCCTACTACCTGATTAGCACCAGCAAGAAACA